TTAGCTAAAAAATCTCTAAAAATCACTAAAACAATTTTTGAATCATTTTGAAACAAATTTTAAAGTGAAAAACAAATTTTGAAACATTTTGAAACAACTTTTGAATTGAAAAACAAAATTTGTTTTATTTTGAAACAAATTTTCAACTTAAAGAGTTAATTTTATAGTATATTAATGTCTATTAAAATTACTAATAGCAGAATCATTAACTTTTACAAAGCAAACCAGAGTCAAGACATTGAGAGAAATAATATTTTTCTTATTGAGTTTATTGAGAGAGTTAAACAGGATTTGGAGAATGGAATTAATACAAGCGAAACCTTACAATATTTAGATAATTTTAAACACCTTGTAGATAACAATTTTAAAACATTAGAAACGAAAGTATCAGAGATTGATGTATCTAGTGAAATAAAAGCACTAGAATCAAAAATACAGGTATTAAATAAAGAAACAGAGCAAATATCAGAGATTAAATCAATATTGACTTCACAGAAGACTAATTTCACAAAAGAACTAGAATCTATGATAAAAAATTCAGAAAATACCAATAAAGTTACTATTTCGGATATTCTTGATAAAAAACACGAAAATATTATTAATAATCTCTCTGTTGAATTAAATCGAACCAATTCTGAAAATAATAATACACTTTCTTCAAATATTAAAAGTCAATTGCACGAAAAATTTACAGATATTAAAAAAGAGACAGATAAAATATTAAACGCAGATAATTCAAATAATAATAAGGTAATTGAAGACTATTTTAATAAAATTAACAACGCTTTACAAATTGCGAAGGTAAATAATGAAAACGAGAAAAATAATAATATAGAAAGACAAGAAACACTAGTTAGAAATAATAATGATCTTTTATTTGAGAAATTAAAACCATCTTTGGATAAATTAGACAATTATATTGATTTACAATCAACTACTAATTCGAGCAGAAAAGGGAACGTTAGTGAGATTAAAATGGAAAATATACTTAATAAATGCTTTCCTAGTGCAACTATTGAGAATACAACAGGCAACGCACATTGTGGCGACTTTCTTGTTAATTATAAAAGTTCTATAACCAGTAAAACTATTCCTATTATGGTGGAGAATAAATGCTACAAAAATAATGTAAGAGAGGAAGAAGTAGTTAAATTTATTAGTGATGTTAAATTTACTGATAATCATGGTATCTTTTTCTCTCAAACTAGTGGAATTGCAACAAAAAATAATTTCGATATAGATTTTGAAGATAATAAAGTATTGATTTACTTACATAATGTTAATTATGATGAAAATCTAATTATTTCCGCTTTTAGAATTATGGAGGTAATTATATCTAAGATTAATTTAAGTGAAGTTGGATCCAATATTTCAGAAGAAAAGTTGGAGGCTGTTAAAAATGAACTTTTAGAATTTTTCATTGAAAAGGATAAATTAATTAAAGACGCAAATGAGATTATTAGTTTAATAAAAAAAAACCTTATTAAAAAATTAGATAGAATGAAATTTCCAACTATGGCTTCTCTCGTAAATGTAAGTATTTCAAATACAGGCGGTGAACACGTATGTGAAATTTGCGCGGACTCTTTTGCCAGTAAATCCGCTCTTGGTAGTCATAAGAAAAAACATAATAATGAACAAATGAATAATAAAGTTATTTCTGTTAATACATAATTTAATATCTAATTTAATTTATAATTGGTTAACCTTTCTCTGCCTTATCTCTCATAAGTTTTTGATTTTCTACTGAATGAAATATATGTTGGTAATACTGACCATTTGGACCCATTGGAATGAAGAAATCATCTACTATACGCCTCCATCCTCCTGCTGTTTCTTGCTTCCATTCATATCCATAATCATCTGTTATAACTTCGCTTGAATTTACTGGACGGAACATGTCTGCAAATGAAATGTTTCCATTCAAATCTTCACACGGTTCATTATTATTATATTCCATCTTATTATGGTTCATTTTATTGGTATTATAGTATTTCAATTTTATTATTATATCATTTTCTTATATTGATCTTCATTAATTATTCGATTAACTATTGAATTTAATGGACAACAGGGAAATATTACTCTTATTACTACTGTTGTATAACGTATTAATCCAAAACAACCACTCCAATTATTTTCAGAATTTTCTATTCTCTTATTAATCTCATCGCGTATTTCACTATGTTGTTGTATAATAAAATATTTATCTGAATCAGTAACTGATGTAATAGGTGCTCGAATAATATTTTCTATATTTTTTTCTGTTATTTTGTAATTTTTATTTTTAAAAGCATTATTTTTAAAAGATAATTGATGCCTAGGAAAATCTCTCCTTAGTAACACTTCTCTTGCTTTACAATATCCATGCCAATATATTAAACGAAGTGTTGTATCATCTGGTGGAATAAAACACCATCTTAAAGGAATATTTACGTCTGGAGCAAATATATATGGGTTATTGGACATATCTTTTGTACATCCACAATGACAATTTGGCGTCCAACTAATTTTAAAACTTTTTTTATTATTTACTAATGGATGCGTATTTGTAAAAAGACCATCGTATAACCATCTTCCTTTATATAAAAACGGTTCATATCCCCCTAGAATTGGAACATGTGATGTTGCTGATAATATATCAACTAATTCTTTACGACTATTAAATTTTCTAAATTCTACATCATTAAATTCGAATTTAGAAATTGAAGTTATTTCTGTACAACTTACACATAATCGTTCATTTACTATTTCATGGCCATTTATTGGTGTTAATCTTTCTATTCCATCTTTCATCAAATTAACCATTTTTAAAAAATCTTCGCGTGATTTAAATAGCTGCTTACACATTTCCTCTCCTGCAAACTCTCCTGGAAAATCAAGACATATACATGCTGCTGCTGAGGCACCAGCCGATGTACCATAAGCTCTTGCTTTATCTAAATTTGTAGCTTCTTGAAGCATAGATACTACACCTATTTGAAATATATATAACCATCCACTAGCATTAAAACTTAATAAAGGTGTGATAATATCACAGTTCATAATATATATTGGATATTTGTATTTTAATATTTATCCACATTAATTTAATTCACATATTCTAATCTAGGTAATCTTTCTATTTTTCTATAACTATAATCTATATTTACTAATTCTAATATATTTGTATAATGTAAAAATATACAACCATATTTATTTGAATCTGTTATTTTTTTTAATTTAAGTTCATCAATACATATATTAATTTGTTGTTGTTGTTCTTCCATTATAGTTCTTTTTTATTGGTATTATAGTATTTAAATTTAAATAAAAAAAATTTAAATACTACTTATGTAACATAATATAAAATGTATGGATACACATATTTTATAATTAATGCGGTCTTTTTATTGACAAACTATTATACCAATTCTTTTATTAATAATATACTTTTAATATTATTCAATAATATCAGACAAATTAGAAATATTACTTCTTATGAAGATAAACATCATAAAAAAAAGGAAACATCAACAAATATCGACGATTATACAAGTATACAAATAACACTAGAAAATGTAAAGGCATACGATAGATACATTAAAAATTTATATAATAATTATAACAACATATTTTTTGAAAAAAATAAATTACACATAATTCATAAAAATAACAAAGATAAATTATCACATTCTATTTATGTAAATCATTCACATATTAGTGGTGCAAAATTATTCAATAGTTTTTTAACTATTTTTAATAATCCATTCTATGAGTATTTTAAAATGGATATAGTAAGGGGGATATTTTTAATACCGTTATTTTTATATGATTTAAGTAAATTAAAAAAGGTAAATATTAAACGTGGTGAACATATTAAAAGATTCTATAAGCAGCAAATTATTCCCAATAAAAAAGATAAAAGATATGCTGTAATTTACGAAACAATGAAAGACATTCACGATTTACTGAAATTAAATGATAATGAAAATATTAACATAGCGCTAACAGCATCGTTTGAAGAATGTAAATATATAACGAATAATGTCGGGATCATATTTATTACATTTAATAAAAATGACACGGTGCATAGTATCAAAAAAAAATTAGAAAATAAATTTTATCATTTTTTTTGCACTAATACATTTATTCATTTACCCTTTGATTTTAGTAGTTACAATATTCGACATAGATTACACGGAATCATTACAACCGGTTATATTAAAACAGAAGAAAATTTTAAATTGGAATGGTATGCTGGTCAAGTTCCAATTGAACCTATATATTGTGGAATTTTAAGTCAAATAAAAGAAAAAGAGGTAATAATTCACAAATCTTTTACTACTACTATATACTAACTGTTAATTAACACTTTCCAATCTAGGTAATCTTTCTATTTTTCTATAACTATAATCTATATTTACTAATTCTAATATATTTGTATAATGTAAAAATATACAACCATATTTATTTGAATCTGTTATTTTTTTTAATTTAAGTTCATCATGTATATCTCTCCATTTTTTATTCTTTAATAATATTATTGAATCAAATATTATTTTTGAACTAAGTTCTTCGGGTAAATATACACCATGATAATTTTGCATTATATATTATTGTTATGTTTTTACTTTACATTAATATTTTATATAACAATATACCTATCATCTGGTATATTAATTTCTGATGGTGATTGTCTAAAAATATCCCAAATGATTGTTCTTTTGACGTACACATAATACATTCTCCAAATATCACTTTCATAATAGATTGTGTAGCTGATAGTGATAAAATTAAAAATAACAGTTTCTTATTTGTTATTAACATAGAGAGAAATATGGATAAAAATAAGGAATAATGGCACGCATCAATTATTTTATCCATATCCAATAATAATGCCAACACAAATATAATATGTATTATTAACATACAACATATATAATATTTATCAAACCCATCAATATTGTCACTTACTGTGATATATAAAAAGGACACATCAATTATTATTGTTACTATTACTAATAATAATTTCTCATTTACTTCCATAATATATTTATATTACTTTAATTTAAATGAGATATATCTCATTGTTAATAATTGAATACCCATTTTTTAAAAGCATATTACTTGTTTAATTGTATTTTCTCTTTGTAATTGTATCATATTTAGATTAGAAAACCCAAGCATAGAATAATAATAATATAAAAATTGATTTATTTATTAAATGTTGATAATTTTTAACTAATGAAACGTGTTATTATATGCGCACCTTTTGTGTGGAGTGTAATTCATTACGCTGTGCCATGGGTGTATATCAAACTTTGTACACCTTCGGGTTTTATCGGATTTTTAGAATCTATAATACTCACAAATGCACCACATTGTGAAGCACTACGCTATACACTATCACTATCTTCATATAATATTAAATGTATGTGGATAGTTTGGGGAGCTACTATTCTTGGTTATTTAACAAATAATATGTCTGTTAAGATTCCAGATAGTAAAATCTAAAATATACATCTATTTCAATATTGATATAATGAAACTATTAGATGTTTTGCGTTTTTATAATATATCATGAGCATCAGCGCTATTATCTTCATAAACACTTGCGTCCTGTAATTCTCTATCTCTACACCTAATATAAATTATTAGTATTATTGCCGGAACAATAATGAAACTATTTCCTATCAAAAATGATATTAGAAATTCTACTATTTCTTTATGTTTCTCATTAACATTTAATGAGACATCAACATTATTCATAATTACACTACCTAGTAATGTCCCCAGTAATAATAGTAGTATTATTGGTAATACAATCATCGGATTACAACAACATTCAAACAAATCATCACCTAATATTAGCTTGTTAATTAGCATCAAAAATAATATAATTAAGTATATTAATATTCCTGTTAAAAATGAAATAGTAATTGTAATAATATTATTTTCAATAGTATTTTCTGTAAAGTTATTTTCTAATTCAAATAATTCAAACATTGTGAAATAACCAAGTAATGATGTTAATCCTACTGAGACTATTAATATACCCAAATTAAAACAATTAACCCATTCGTTTTCTTTACAATAATTATGTAGTTTGTAACTACATAATTTTATTATATATAATATTATAAATATACCTATTCCGGTTGACAATGATATTATAAATTTATACAAATCTCTATTTTCAGTATTGTTATTTATTTCGTAATTACATATATCGAATATAATAATCTTTCCCAATAATGTTAAACTAGATATAAATACAATTGTTAAAAGACTTTTTAATATATTATCAGATGATAAAATTGTATAATAATTATTTTCATTTTCTTCTAATATATCAGATTCATTATTTTTCTTATCTTGCTGTAGTTTTTTTTTTATAATTCCTTGTATATTTTCTTCATCTTCATACCAATTTTCACGCCTACAAATGGAACAATTTTCATATTTATTTTCATCTACTAGTTTATTGATACATTTCTTGCAATAATTTCCTTCTTCACAGTGTGGACAACTTACGTATATTTTTGAATCTTCTAAACAAATTACGCAGTTAGATTTTGAATTGGACATTTTTATTTCATTAAATATGTTTATTGTTATTTCAATTTTTTATTACAAAATCGTTCACAGTGACTATAACCTTAATATATACTCGAATTATGTGATTTCATATTCTTATGAGAACAAAATTAATAATTATTCATATTATTATATAATATAATATAATAATGCTTGTTTCCGAAATAATTGTCTATATTATATATATATATTCGTGTATAATCCTCTTCATTAATATTAAACCAAATATTATACGCCTTATTTTATTTTATATTTATTGTTTTTACACTACGTGGAGAATTGGAACCGGATGTAAGCACTTCTTAATGACCACCTACATTAGTAAACTACTTATTATAGGACAATACTCGCTTTTTTGTACTGCATGCTACTATTTTATTAATAAAACTTGGAATATTTATAAATATAATCCGATATACATTAGTGGTATTCTATTATTGCCTCTAATTTATACACTGAGTGTCAAGATGGCGGAATATATTTATGAGTGTAGCAAAAACCACGCATATAATAAACTTTATCTATTCTATTTGAATATACTATCTAGGCTCGGTATTGATTATAGCAGTAATAATAAATATGTATTTAAATAACTTGCTATTATTCTAATACGAATTTAAGTAACCATATATATGGCTTAAAATCTTAGCATTATAGTATCAGCCTGATTTAACTATCTCTTTTTATATTGCCTCGCCACATAAGGAAGAGCCACCATACCTCTTTAAATTGTTACACATCCTGTCGTTTTATTATTATTATATATTATATGAATTACTTTACCGATTTATATTTTAAAACGATTGATCCTAGTTTTACATACAACGAATTGTTAAATATCGCGGTGTTTTACAGCATTATATTACATACTGTTGTTTATTCTATCGCTGTGTTAATTATCAAAAACACATTTCGTTTAAAAATAAATACTAATTTGCTCGTATTTTCTCTCTTTGCTGTAATGACATTTGGTTATGTGGGCCGTTTAATGCGCTCAAAATCTATTTACAATAATTTAATAAAAAAAGGATACAACGACAAAGATGCCACACAAGAAACAGTTAATATTATGCACCACGGTTACTTTAGATTTTATTTTATTGGATAATATTATATGAAATTACTATTAATATCATTAATTGTTTCGCTATTTATATACAATAGAACAGTTGATTACTATAAGGTTATTCCACGACATAACGTTTTAGCGGCTTTAATTATTGGCCTTTGGACATTTGTTTCTTTTAAATATAGTCCTTGGTTTACTATTGTGGGATTAGTAGTTATTAATGTTATCGACAAATTTACTTAGGTTCCTTTTTCCTAGTTCTCTTTTAGTAGTTCTTTTTTCAACGTTATTTTTTTTATTATAAAAATATTATTCTCTTTTTATAATGGACTGCTGTAAACATAAGAAAACTCATAAGAAATGTATACGGAGTGATGGGAAAACATTTAAATTGCCGCGAAGATTTACTCTTAAACAGTGTCAAAAAGGCGTCAAAGGGTTTACTATGAGAAGTTCTTGTGCTCCTTATAAAAAGTGTAAGAAACAATCGGGAGGTGGAAAACAATATAAATGTATTTCAGTAATCAATATGAACAACATTGATGGTATTATAAAACTTAAAACCGATAACAAATCTACTACTATTAAATATAATATTAAAGGATTAACTGATGGTAAACATGGTTTTCATATTCATAAATGTGGTGATATGAGCAAAGGTTGTTCTAGTGGGTGTGAACATTTTAATCCTTTGAATAAAAATCATGGTGGTCCTCATTCAAAACATCGTCATGCCGGCGATTTAGGAAATATTACTACTGTTAATGGTATTAGCAAAGGCTCTATTACAGTAAAAGATATTTCTTGTGACCCTAAATCTGACTATTCAATCGTAGGAAGAATGTTCGTAATACATAAAGACGAAGACGATTTAGGTTTAGGTAATAACGAAGAATCTCTTAAAACAGGTAATGCCGGACAGCGAATTGCGTGTTCGATTATTGGATTAATTGAATAATTACCACAAATATATATGACTTAATATTTTTGCATTATAATATCCCTTTGATTTATCAATTTCTTTGTCGATTGCCATCTTCCTATTTCCCGTCCCACTATGACGTTTAAAATAATTCTGCATTCTCTTTCGTGTCATATGATTTAACTTTTTATACAATTTTAAAGGAGTTCTATCTTTATATTGAGGATATCCTAATCCTCCAAAATGTATTGTTCTACGTTTTTTTGTTGAACGATCCTCAACTATTACCATATACTTCTTATCATTTTTATCACTTTTTTCAAATTTAATAATTTTTTCCTTCATCGTTGGTTTGCCTCCTCCTATTTTAATTTTTTTCTTATTTGGAATCTTAGATGTTTTACTCAATTTTAATGCCTTACTTGTTTCACTACAACCTTCCCGTAATATATGACCATCGCTTTTTGAAGCTGGCCCACCCGAGATAGAACTATATAATCTAGCTTTCCCCCAAGATTGTGCTGTTTGGTTAGGTCTTGAACCAGATGAATAATATGCTCCCATTCCTTTCTTAACTATTTTATTCAACGCTTTCTTTGTACATTTCGTTTTTTTCACTAACACATCAATATTAATGGGTTTTTCTTTATCCAAATCATATATTTCGATTACTTTACTAGACCAACTTGTTTTACGATTCTTAAAACCAGGTATTTTTTTTCTTGTATGATATTTACCTTTTTTATATGAACTACGTGATTTTTTTAATTCATTCTTTGCTAATGACCTTGATTTTTTAGAGAGATTTTTTGGAACATAATTCTCCGGAATACTGGTCATTATATATATTAACTACAAGAATATCCTTCAACTTCGCAACAAAAAGGTATTTTCATTATACCTTTATATGTTAAACATCCTATCTGTATGCAACTACCACACTTTGCATCAAATCTACTTGCCATATTTTCACTCAGAAAGCCTTGAACACATCCTTGTTCACCATTAACCGTAGCAACTTTATAATAAAGTGTTCTACGATCGAGTAACTGATATAATATTAATAATATATTATGTAATCTTCGAATCATATGATATATTATTTTAAATTAAACAATATATTATAACTAAAACTTTTATTTAACGATAATATATAATGAATAAGTTACTTATTTTAATCAGTTTATCTATTGTTTCTTTCTTTGCATATAAATTATTTCACTACAAGGAGCCTTTTAATCCTAATATTTCATATACTGAAAAAGATACTGAAAATGTTCCTAAGCCATACAACTTCGTTATTCCACCTTTGACACCGGCAGTATATAAAGAAGATGCTAACATAGACGTTGATAAAACCAACGATGAACCTGTTAACGATGAACCTGTTAACGATGAACCTGTTAACGATGAACCTGTTAACGATGAACCTGTAATGAATATATACAAAGCTTATATGAATACCGATTGTAAAAATAACTTTTGTTGTGAAGATGGAATGACATATAGTGAAGAATTAGGTGTTTGTATTAAAAATAATGATAATTCATATTTAAATGAATTCAATGCTCTCGGGCCTACACCACCAGAGAGATTAAATACAAAACTTATAGATAAAATTTATAAAGGTATGTGAAAAAATACTAGGTATTATAGTAATAATGTATAACGAACTATCGTTAGAATATTTATTGCGTGCATTACAAACATCTACACAACATTGGTAATAAAATTGAAATGAAATTATATGTTACTATTAGGGTATATCAATCAACATGGCTTATGAACCAGACTACCAAACGCAATCGCCGTCGAAAAAAGACGTCACCAAAGCTGTGAAGACTAGCTGGTTTCCCACAAATCTTAACAAGAAGCGCAACACATATGAAGACAATGAAAAGCTCAAAACTTATGTTAACTTTAAGGTGACATTCGAAGAAATCCGTCGCGTTCCAGAGTGGCAAAAACAGACAGATGCCATCATCCGCGAGGAGGTTGACAATGCCGAAAAGGATGGATTCGGATCCATTCGCGGATACTACACATTCGTTCACGCCCAACTGTGTGCCATCGTCCAGCGCCGCGTAGTCAAGGAAGTATTCGCTGAAAATAAACTCAAACAAAAACTCACCAGACCCACTCGCATGTGGATTAGTAATCGATTTGCACCAGGGGGTGCTGGTTACAGTGCTGCTAAAACCGACTTCCACACAATGGCAAATAAGCAAAAAAAAAAATAAAATCAGAAAAATAAAATCAGAAAAATAAAATCAGAAAAATAAAATCAGAAAGCTAATACATACCAATAGAGAGGAACAACGTCTATTACCTTCTTTTTCTTCTGTATGTTTTTTTTTTTGGTTTTTTCTTTCTTTTTGTTGTTTTCATTTTGCGTGTTCTTCTTATTCGTTTTGTACCCTTACCTCTACGCAATTTAGATGTCAAATTTCCTAACCTTATTTTACTTTCAGTTATAGATTCAGTTAACGTTTTAGTGTTTTTTATATTTTTTAATAAAAAGTCTAACGCAACAACATCTTCTATATTATTAATTAATCTTTGCTCATCAACATATTTTTCTAGTTGTTTTATTTGGCCAAGACTTAATTGTACTTGACCTAGTTTTTTTGCAATTACATTAATATAATATGTATCAATAGTTGATACGTATTTTTTTTTAACAGATTTGGGTTTAGATTTTGGAGGTGATGGAAAATTATACTCTACTGGCGACTCGAACTCGTCTATTAAATAATCCATATCCGGAGATTTGGATTTTTTACTGATTGAATATGTCATATAAACTATAGTGATATAATATCATTCTGTGTTAATTTAACTTGTTTACTTAATTCTCTCAACAACTTAAATTTCACCTTTTCATCTAAATCGCGCGTTGTAGAACCAGCTATTTCTATATATTTTTCTCTCAACGCATCGTCATCCATCCAATTTGGATATTGTTTTTCAAACTCTGCACACCAGTTTTTCTGTATTCCATATTCTGCATTTTTTATTACATTAATTCCACTATTCTCTTTCCACCCCTCTACTTCATCTTTTATGTACCATTCCTTATTTTTTATATGATGAAATGGGCGCTCTGTTAGTGCTAATGGTTCTAAATTTTTCAATACTACATTTGATATACAATCTTTTTTATCCTTAGATAAATCTTCCATAGTAATCATCAATTGTTTTGCAAAATTCTGTATAGACATTGCGTCTCCACATTTTTCATTTAAAAACATTTGAATATTAATAATCTTATTATTATTATTATTTCCTATCTTTGGTATCATTTCTGTTATTTGTTGTTGTAAACGTTGATTTTCGTCTAATACTTTCATCATTATTTCCATCATATTTTTCGTATCCTTTGCATCTTTTTCTATATGTTGAAGTTTTATCGAATCATCATATTTACATACCTTCCTATGGCGACAGTAACCTGATTGAAATTTATAAGTTTTTCCACACGAACAATGGTATTGATTGGGTGATGGAGAGTTTTTATTATCATTTTTATCATTATGCTTCTTGGTGTGTAAATGTTTATTAAAATCACTTAATCTCTTAGCATAATAATGACACGTTTCACAGTAGAATTTATTTGGAGAGTTTTGGAGAGTTTTTTTTACCATTTTTACTTAATTAATGATAAAAAAAACTCTCCAAGTTTTTTTATTAATTAGTATATTTTTGCCATTTTTAAGCCACACCATAAAATACCTACATACGTTTTAGATAATTGTAGGTGATTTCCCTACATACTCGTCTGATGCACGAAATTTACACGTTTTTTATTTTATTTTTACAATTTTCACTTTTTTTTTCATTTTTTTTTTGAAAAAGTTTTTTTTTTGAAATTTTTATGTTAAAAATCGGCACACTTTACAACAATTATATAATTAGCTCGATATCCTTCATATATTTATCTAAATTGATTTTTCTAACACTAGTATAGTCTATATTTTTTGTATTGTCTCCAAATGTTCGTGGTTGTAGGCTATTTACCTTTATTGGATAAGGCCAGTGTGATGTAGTTCGCCTATCTTCAAAGTATTTTCTTCTTTTTAATCGCATATTTTCGGTATTTTTCTCATGGTTTTTTGGTAAGAAACACACATACTGAACTATCCGCTCTTCAGAATTAGGTAAGCCATATTGGTTTTGATGAAATGTTCTTGAATCCCATAACACCAAAGCACCAGCTGGAACATTTAAAACTCTTTTATATTTTTCTGCTTCAATAATGTCCTTTTTATCAATTAATTGCCAATTATTTTTACTTGTATTATTTTTAATTTCAAAATATTTACTATGAACTAAATGCGTTTTATCATACACTACTAATGTTCGTTCCTTATTCTCGGTTAAAGATACAAATCCTTGGTAACATAACAAATTTTTATTAATAGGTGCCTGATCAGTATGTGTCCATATATCTCCCTTTTTTTTACAATTCTTTGGCACATAACATGAACCATCAAATGATACTACTAATTCATCTGTATTCCATAAACCACTATATATTTCCTTTACTTTTGGAATTGTTCTAATATACCACGCGTGTTCTTGATGACCAGCTTCGTGATATTTATATATACAATGTGGATTTATAGTATTATGTAAATAATCGTGATTTTTAATGGAATTTTTCCAATCATAAAATAGTTGTTTTGCATTGTATATTTCTTCATTTGTTAATACATTTGGAACAATACACCATCCATGTTTGTTCAATTGTTTTTTAATATTTTCAATCTTCATATGTAATTTAATTACATATGAAATTCTTTTCAATTTTATATATTATAAATTACACCAATCTAGTTTATATCTCTTATCATTTTCATATAAATAGGTAAGGTCCAAATTTAAATCTTCAATATCTGCTGTTAGATCTTCCAAAGCATATTTTAAATGAATGCTTTTAATTTGCTTCTCTTCCCAATATGGTGAATGTAATATATATTTTACATTGAATGCGTTTTCTTCCATATTAACATCGCATATTACTAAAAAAATCACATCGTTGTATACACTTTTCGGCATCCAGGCAAAATACATATCTTTTCTATTTGTATTTTTAATATAATCATTCATCAAATCTATTTTATCAAGAATGTATTTATCCTCTACACGTATTTCTTTACTTGTTTGTAGTATATTATTTTCCCAATGTTTAATTATGAAACTAACTTTCGAAGGCATAATTAATTTCAAATCATCAACCCGATTGTTTTTATTTATATAATATTTTCTGTTATTGCCATTTGGTAAACTCATAGGTATTAATGAATTAACTAATAAAAAATTTAAAAAAAATAAGCGTAGAACTATAAACCCCATACTATATTTAATATTATTATTTTTTAAATATTTTTTTAAATATTTTTTTAAATGTCACATATCCATAATTACACGTCTACCAGTAGTTATATGTTTTATGATGCATTCATGTGGTTTATGTATTACCAAAGACCCAGAATTAGTGCTATGAATTATTCTTTTTACATTCAGTAAATTTATTTGCTTCATACAATCAACACACGGAGCACTAGCTTTTAATAGGTCATTTGAATCAACTCTTACTACATACAATACTACCTTTTTAAAACGTTTATTTCTTTTATTTACTTGGCGAAGAGCAGCTATTTCTGCATGACATGTCATTGTATTCTTTATGAACCCATCATTACTATGACATCGGTAATTATTATAACCACGACCAACTATTCGTCCATTTAATACGGCCACACAACCATGCCGCATCAAACAGGAAGAACGACGTGCTTCATTTGCCGCAATTTCAATGAAGCGCTGGTCACGGTTAGAAACCATATTTATATTAATATGAAATAATAGATAATCTATTTATTGTTTCAATTTTTATTTATTAATAATTTATAAACCATTGGGAGTATAAGTAGTCCAACGGTGATAACTCCCACATCCGAACACAGTCTCCCAATTACACCTCTTATTATGTACTGCTTTACATGTATGAATACCAGGACGTAGTGTTTTAACATCACCATTCTTATGAGGGCATGACTTACCCGCGTTACGCTTTTCTTGGGTAATCGTATATTTTTGTTTTTTCCAATAATCTTCACATTGTCCATTATCCTCCCATTTTCCTTGACAATCAATATTAGCTTTGCTTGTTTCTGTTACTGGACAAGTAGTTCCATTATTTCGGGATTCTACATTTATTGAAGGACTGCGAGTTCGTGTCCCCTTATTTTTATTGACACTCCACCCCCCCCATGTATACTCACAATCCACGTCACAGTTTTTATATTGTTTTTCATCGTTAGCAGCAACACATTGAACTGCTGTATCTTGTTCTTCTACTTGGTCTGTATTATATATATATCCATCTAGTGCTGGAGTAGTTATATTATATGTTCTCAACTGTATTCCTGTCTGTTTATCACAAGCACCATAATTACCCCAAGAACCAACACAATCAGTTTTACACTGTTTAACATTACATTCTTCCTCTTCTATATCGCCATCTTTTCTTGTATCGCCATCTGTATCTTTACAATCATTTCCAGGTTTTAATACACTACTATTAATATATCCGGATCTAGCAGGTTTTGTTATACTATAAATGCGGGAACGCTTACCACCTCCACATTTAGCTGGTGTTCCATCATCTGTTTGACAAGCCCCCCAATCACCCCACTCACCTTCACAATTAATCGGACACGGTTGTTCATTACAAGCTCTTGTTTTTGTTGATGGACACGGATTCGCATCTTGGGAGATTCCATTCCAAATTCCATCTTTTGGTTCTCGTGTTACTGTATATCCTAATTCTTGTGTACCACCACCACATCCTTTCGTACATTCACCATAATCCTCGTCCCACTCGACAAGACAATCTTCAACAGTATTACTCGTATCATAGCCGGTATTATTTTCTATTATTTTTTCTTTTCTAAAATATACATTCATTAAATTAATAATAATTATTAATAATAATAATATAATTATTAATAGCATATAATATACAGTTATATTATATTGGACACACAGCACTAGTATTACAATTCTGAATTATATTTTGTGAACATTCTTTACCAGGTGTTAATACACCGTCATACCATCCTTGTTTTGGATGTCTAGTTATTTGATATGTATTTTGTTGCACACCACCATCACACCAATTACTACAAGCACCAAAACCTTTATAGTTTCCTTCGCAATCCACAGCACATGGTTCAGTATTACAAGTTTCATTTTCAATATCACCATCTGGGTGGTCACATCTAATCGCTTCTGTAAATGCATTATTAATATATCCATCCTTTGCTTCTGTTTTAACACTGTATTTACGTTCTGTAGTCCCATATACCTCTCCTTCTATATAACAGGGTTTGTTACATTCGCTCCATTGACTCCACGAACCCTCACAATTTATAGGACACTCTAACAAATTACATTTTTGATCTATTGAATCACCATCTTCATATGAACATGGTATTCCATTAGGTCCTGCTTTTTGCAATACTTTGTAAAACTTCTTTTGAACTCCACCACCACATTGTTTCGAACATTGGCTCCATTCATTATCCCAAATGCCAATACAATGTGTAGGTCCGCTATTATTATTGCTATTGCTGACTTCATTATCTTTTTTGAGTGAAAAAAAATAACTCTTAATATCTTCCAGGGATAATTTATTGGTCGGTTCTGTATCGTCAACATTATTTTTACTTACGCGTTCCGGTCCAGTTCCTACTGGTTTCCACGATTGTTCTTCTAGGACTGTTTTTGAAGTATCATATTTGAAATCATTATAGTTATCTATATCATTGTAATTGGGGGAAATATTTTCGAAGGTTTCCTTTGTTTTCCATAAAAAATAAATTATTAATAATATTAAAAATATTACAAAGTACATATACTATATATTTCTAAATTTTATTTTTTTCAATATAAACATTTACCTATCAATTATATAATGTGCGATAATCAACTTGTGAAAGATATTGAAAATATACTAATTGCTAATATATGGAATTACGAACGTATATTTTCTACAATTGCTTGCAAATTAAATGATGTAAAACAAGAAACATTAATTTGCGTTGATACAAATCAAGGACTATGGTTTATAAAAAAATATACTTCATGGGAGAGCATTGAATGTGAACAAACTGTTGATTGGATTTTAAATGATGGGATTTCAAACTTTATTAAAGAAAAAATAAATAATGTTCTTATTGACAATGAGGAAATATTAAATGTTTTAAAATTTACATCGTTTGTCAAAGAATCAAGACAATTATTTTATAGCACATCATTACCATTTTGATGTAATCTGCATATATTGTAAACACGTGCATAATTATTAATACCTATATCTTGCTTATTAACCAATGAGAACCCATTTCTATTAATTAAATCTAATAGAACTGTTTCACTATATGTCATTTCTTGGAATGAAATCCCTTTAATCTCTCCGTCGTCGCACACTCCAACATAGTATACACAATGACCACAACCCTCATTTATTCTATATAACATTTGTGTTTGTAATTGTTCTTTTCGTTTGGGTTTTTTTGTTAATACAATTTCGTCAAATTTATATTTATATTCGGCACACCCACATTCATTTTCAGGTGGAAGTTTCATAATTATAATATATTATGCATATTGTCTTATATGATTTATGTATAATATGATTCGTGAAAAAAAAATTGAAATGATTTTGTATCTTATATGCAATGTAGATAACAAAAAGCAAAGATTTAAAATCAACATGACAAAAAAGAAGTTCAGCGGACGCAAAATGGAGGCAACGAAGCTTGGTCTTCATATTGCAGGAAACCACGACGAAGAGCGCGAGATTTATTCAAGCGACGACTGTATGCTAGCCCACTATTTGAAAAAACACCTTAACAACGACATTCAAGAAGAAATTCTAAGTTACATTGGAGAAGCCAACGTAAAATACGAAGAAGAGTATGATGACGAGATTGAAATGTATGAGTGTGACTTCCACGATGATTTTGTAGCAGATGAACAGCCAAATAATATGAAATATGGTTCTACGAATGAATATGGTTCTACGAATGAATATGGTTCTGCAAATGAATATGGTTCTACGAATGAATATTAATATCTATTAATCATTAATATAGTGATTTATGTTTAAAAATAATATTATATATAATAATAAATGAAAACTATATATATATTATTTTTTATTTGTGGTAAATGTAATTCATTCAAACCTCTTGTTCATAAGTATGAACACTCCAATTATGCTAGAAAAAATAATAATTACGAAGATGAATACGAAGACATTGAAGATTTTTATACAAAAACACAAAAATCCAATACATTTAAAAATATATTCATCCCAAAATCACAAACACAAGAATTATACTATGATAATATTAAAGACGAGAATACAACGATTGTTGTTGCTAGTGGACCAGCAGGGACAGGTAAAACACTTTTTCCCACACAATATGCAGCCAAATTATTACAAGAAAATGATATGAAAATAGTATTAACCAGACCATTAATTAGTGTTGATGAAGAACTGGGTTATTTACCTGGCAATATTAATCAAAAGATGGATCCGTGGATCATACCTATTTTTGACGTATTGCGTGAATTTTATACACATCAAACTATTAATAAATTTATTCTCGAAAAACGCATAGAAATAGTGCCATTAGCTTTTATGCGTGGACGAACGTTTAAAAACACATTTATAATTGGAGACGAACTACAAAATACAAGTATTAAACAAATGTTGATGCTTTTAACACGATTGGGTGAAAATAGTAAGTTAATTATTACGGGAGATGTAAACCAATGTGATAATGATCAAAATGGATTATTAGATTTATTAACCAAAATTAAAAGTAAATATCCGGACATTAATGAATTAAATGAGAAACAAATATCAGTAATAGAATTTGATGAAAGTGACATCCAACGAAGTCCAATAATTGAAACTATTTTACATTTATACAAGTAATTTAAAAAAAAATTGAAATAAGCCAATACAATTATTATATCATTATTAATCATGAACTACAATAACAACATCGCGACTCTATCCAAAGTTATGAATATTCCTTACAATATTAATAACGATAACAAACCAAGTAATCATAAAAAGCCAAATAATTTTAATAAATCAAATATTAAGATTATTAAAGTTAATAATGTTAATAATGTTAATAAAGTACACCGGCATCGTTTCAACTATCAAGCACGCCCCAAAACGACCCAAAGATTCGTTAAATATTAAATTAACTGTAATTTAACTGTAATTTAACTGTAATTTAACTGTAATTTAACTGTAATTTCACTGTAAATTCACTGTAATTTAACTGTAATTTAACTGTAAATTCAATAAAATATAATTAAATTGGTCTATAAAATCTAAGTATTTGTTTGATATTTTCATCATATATTTTTTTTTGTTCATCTTCTGTATTCAGTTCTAACACCCATTTATGTATATGATTTTCTACTAACACACTTTCTTTAAAATAACGTAATTCGTATCGACAATTTAATAAATAATCATTTAAATAA